ATGAAGCGTACCGCCCTCACTGGATTGTTCCTCAGCGCTGCCCTGTTGGCTTCGCCGGTTTTCGCCGCCGATGATTTGTGTGCTGCCAACATCAAGACAATCGAAAACGCTCAGGTCTCTTCCGGCACCAACCTGAGCCCTGAAAACAAGACCATGCTCGAAACCACCGAGAAAAACGCCAAAGCGGCACAAGCGCAGAACGACGAGAAAAAATGTGTCGAGATCACCACCAAGGTGATCACCTCGCTGAAAAACACCGGTTCGGGCAGCGAAGGCAACAAATAATCCACCTTGATCAGGTCCGCCAGCAACGGCTGACCTGATTGATCGCAGCAAACGGGTCGACGTGGCACGCCAATCGGCGTACACTCCGCCCCAGCGATTGCGAAAGCAGTCTCGGGGCCGATTTGGATTCGACGCCGGTGATGAAACTTTAGGTGCATGCCGAGTTGGTAACAGAACTCGTAAATCCACTGTTGCAACTTTCTATAGTTGCCAATGACGAAACCTACGGGGAAACAGCTCTCGCCGCGTAAGCGGTGCTAGCCTTCCTTCTGGTAGCTTCGGCTCCAGCAATCATCAGGGGATGCCTGTAAACCCGAAATGATTGTCATATAGAACAGGATCGTCGCCTAGTACGTTGCGGACGAAGCGACTAAAACTTACGCAACTCGCCCAAAGCACCCTGCCCGTCGGGTCGCTGAGGGTTAACTTAATAGACACGGCTAAGCATGTAGTACCGACAGCGGAGTACTGGCGGACGGGGGTTCAAATCCCCCCGGCTCCACCATACAAGCGTTACAAATCAAGCACTTAGCGTTTATCGCAAGTGCTTTTTTTGTGCCTTTTAGGGCTGTTTTGGCTGAGTAATGCCAGCTTTATGACAGCTTTGGCCTGGGGCTGTGTCCCCCAAACCCGCTAAGCGCCGCGCGCTGCGTCTGGTAGTCGCACGATAATAGGTGCAGTCTGAGCTCACTCTACCAATGGCCTTATGTGAGTAAGAGAGCAGTTTGGCACGGGTATTATAGATGTCGATGCCCAGAACGGTGCAGTAGGTCTGCCCAGTCGCAGCACAGCGCTCGGCGGCGTGGTCGGCACATTTCTGTTACCCCGTCCTGTAAGCGAATTTGTGGAACCATCCGAGGGGCAAAACCACACAGGGAGACTCAACCTAGGAGTTAGTAATCATGCGTGTTGGTAGCCCAAATACTCCCATTCCAAGCCATATGGTACAGCCTCATCGTGCAACCAACGCTAATGCGGCGATAGCATCATCATCAACCTCGCCGCCCCCCATCGACGTCCGATCTCAGTCGCCGAATACGAGTGCACAAGAGGTAAATGCCGTACAAGGTGTTACCGCCGTATTCAACGGAAAACTTAAAAAATCAGATCTTTCGCCAGGCGATGTTTTGATACTAATTGACCAACCTGACAATACCTGCTTAACCCACAAAATCATAAAGACTGGTCAGCTGCTACCATCTATGTCTCCACTACGCAACAACAAAGGAGACCCAGCACTGGTGCATGCTGTGATGTGGTCAAAAACACAGAATAATCCAGACAAACTAGAACCTAATGGTGCTGGGGATCCAGAGGTTGTTCAGATGCGAGGCGGCAAGCAGCAATCGTCCTTATCGGGTCCGGTTCAGCAGGGACTTTATAAGGTCTACTCTCCAAAAGACAAAAACCTTGGCGATTGGGCGGCTCAGATCGGCCAGATGTGGAGTGCAGACAAAAAAATCCCATACTCAAAACTAAAATGTGTACTGAGCGTTGTTCGTAATTCAGGCTTCAAAAACGGCGGTAAGGCCGCCAGCGAGAAATACGGTGCTGAAGCTTTTGAAAACTCACCCCGTATACGTGGGGCATTTTGTTCTCACTTTGTACTTGCAGCCTATCAAGCTGCCGCTAAACAAATAGGTACTCCATTTAAAGGAGCACTTAAAGTTGATGCAGAAGCGACCTCTGTTCGAACGTTAGAACATTACTTAAAAAAAGACAGTGAAGGCTTCGACTTTAAAGGTTATTTAAAAATAGAACCTGAGGACGTAATCTACAAAGAGTAGAATATTGATAGCTCATAATTCAAATTTAAATGCGCTGTCACGAAACAAGGTCGCGTCGGATACGGACTGTAAAGTAATCTTCTGCACACAGGTTTTAAAGCTCCAGCCTCAACAGAAAATAGTTGCGACTCAGCAAACCAGATCAGGCAGCGTTTCTACACCTTGCGAATGCCGAACTGGGCGACCTTGACCGTTGAGTTCTGCGCCACACCGGCAGCCAGGTACAGCCCCATCCGCGAGGTGATGACTGTTTCGGTCAGATCAATGGTCCCGCGCTGGGTTTCCAGCTGCCCAGAAAAGCTGGCAGGCATGGTGAACGGTTCTTGGTACTTGTCCATCGAGCGATAATAGAACGTTGTCGACGCCCCGCTGACCAGCTTGGTGATGGTCAGCTCTGCCTCCCAGGCCAGTATGCCGCGCGACGCACCGACGATATCCACTGCCGACACCATTTCTATGACGTCACCGGCGGCCAGGTTGGTCTGCACCACATTGGCCGAGGGCTGCACGTAGATGTAGCCGCCCGCCGCCGCCATGTTGCCGCCCAGCTCGATGCACTGCGCCTCACCATAGGCGGCGGGCTCCTTGTACCACCGCGTGGTGATGCCGGCCAGGCCAGAGCCCACGGCTTTGTAACTGTCCGCCAGCACCGACCCGGCCACGGCGTTTACGCCAGCTGGTAGCGTGCCGCCAGTGCCGCCCAGCAGCGGGTTGGCATTGAGACAGCCGAACGGGCGAATGGCTGAATAGATGTCGCCGGCGTCTGTGGGCAGCGGGATGCCGGGGAATTCGAAGTTGGCGGTGATGATCGGCACGACTCGCGAACTGATGAATTCCGCACCCAGGAGGTTCGGGTGCAGGCCTTCCACGGTCATGGCCTCGGTGAAGCCCTCCCAGATGTTCACGACCGGCACGAACTGACTAACGTAGCTCAGTACCCAGTCTTTGTAGGCGATCGCATCGGCCAGCGCCTGCCCGGCCAGTACCCTGCCCCCGAAGCGCGGCGTACCGGTGCCGACGATCAGGTACTTGCCGGGAGTGTTCAGAAACGCGGTTACTGCCCTCATGATGTTGGCCTTGGAATCTGCCAGCGTCATTCCTGGGGTGGTTCTGTCGTTCGTTGGTGATAGCAGCATCCACAGATCGGCCGTGGACGACGCAATGCAGGCCGGCAGCCGGGCGAGAAACTGGCCGGTGTGGTCGCCGACCTTGCCCTGGTTGTCGACGTAGCTCGGGAACAGGCCGGTGCGCGCCGCGATCCATGCCGCGTAGCCATAGGCCTCGGTGCCGAACGCCGTCGCGGCAATGGTATGGCAATTGCCCGAGAAGCTGTCGCCGAGCAAACCGAGGCCACGGCGGATCGGCTGGCGGCGCGGGATCGGGTTGACCTGCAGGCTCATGCATACACCTCAAATGCAGCGCCAGCAAAAGGCACAATGCGGATCGTCGCCGGTGGAATGCTCAATTGATAGGCACCATCTGCCCAGAACGTGTCGGCAACGATCCAGCTGTCGCCGGCCTGAATCTGGACTGACACCGACCCGCCGTTCGCCTTCACTGCCAACGTAACCTTCATGGTGCGGTCGTAGGCTTCTTGCTTTGTCACTGTCTGCACTGCATTCCCCAGCGGCCTATGGCCTGAAATGGATTGGTCGAGTGGAACACGCTGTTTACGCCAGCACCTTCAATGCCCGGGCGTACAGCTCCTGCCGATCGACGAGGCCGTTCGTTCCGCCGTTGATGCGCTTGGTGNTGGCCGACCTGGGCAATGAACGCGGCGATGCGCAGCGGGGTCACGATCTGGTACTTGCTCATCGCTGTGTTTAGGACGGGTGCAAAAACGCCGGCTTTCTGGCCGGCGTTCGGGAGGATCTGCTGCAGTTGCTGCGTGGTGATCGGCATTTGGGTTTCTCCAGGCAAAAAAATACCCGCTCAATGGCGGGGTGCGGGTGTTGCTGTGCGGGCTTTACGCGATGACGGGGGCCGGCGCTGGCTGGGCAGCGGCCTTGAGCGCTATCACCTCGGCGCGCAGTTCTTTCACCGCGCCCATCAGATCTGTGATCAGCGCCATCGGGTCGAGCTGCTGGATGCGTGCTTTGCCGTTTTCATCAACGCCGTCCTTCTCTCCGGTGACGGCAAGCGGGTTGACCTCTTGGGCCTCGTGGGCGATCAGGCCTTGGTAGACCCTGCCGTCGCCTCGGAACACATCGCCAAATACTTTGCGCTCATAAGTCACAAGGCGATATGCGTCGATCCTGTCCAAATAGGACGGGACCTTTAGTTCCTTAATGAACTTCTTGATCCGGTAATCAGACGTGAAAAGCGTCATTGTTCCGACGTAAGTGCTATCGATATACACATCGACGTTATTCCCGGTCCAGTTGAAGTTATAAACTGTACCGCCCTTACCTCCATTGAAGCCTGTGCGGCACCATGTCCCAAACGATGAGACTCTACCTACGATATCCAGTCCTGAAAAAACAGGTGCCTGACTTGTACCAAGACCCAGAGCAGTTCGGGCCGAAGCTTGATCTTTCCCCCCAGTTCCGCCCTGAGTCAGGGCAATAGGCGTGGTCAGGCCGTTAATCTGGTTGGTGGATACAAGGGTTGTTGACACCTGGTTTACAGTCAACAATCCCTCCCATGAATAGGACATGACGGGGCTGGCGGCCGTGTTGTTGTTCACCGTCCACCAGTAATGCCCTCCCAACCCGCCGCCACGATTGCATATGTAATTTGCACCGCCATCGTTGTTGCCGTTCCAGCCCATGTAAAGGCCTTGCACGTTGTAGCCTACCGGTGCGCCACGGAAGCCGATGCTCTTCACAAGGAGGTCGTTGACACCACCTTTGAGGCCCAGGTTGTTGAGCGCTGAACCAACGTCGGTCCCGCCAGTGCCGCCCTTCAATACCGGCAGAGTATCGTAGTTGCCGGTGGTGCCCAGCGCGGCCAGTTTTTCGCCGTACTGCAGCACCAGCGCACGTAGCCGATCGGCAGATTCTTTGACGTAGCCCTGCAAGGGAGCAAAAGCATACAGCCCTGAGCTCACTGCTGCTCCACGGTAGTTAGGCGCGATGGTGAGTACAGTTTGACTCACGATGTTGGTGACCTCGTACCAACCACCGTCGGGGGCCATGAAACCATCACCTATCCGACCGCTAGCAAAAGCAGTCCCGGTGCCTGTCACCACATTGCCGTTTGTCGCTATAGAAACCGTGCCGCCGCTAAGCCAAGGCATATTGTCTACTCATTTAATTAGTGCTTAGTTGTAATATCTGGAGGCAGGGAATTTACAGACAGGGATACCAAAGCAAGTACCGTTTACGCCTTGGTAATACCAGTAGCCGCCACCTGCAATCTGTGTATTAATCTTCAATACTGGCTGACTGTTTTCCAACAGCGTGAGCCCCGCAAAATTGACGCCGTCGGCAAACCACATCACACCCCGATCCATGCTGGAAACACATATAAAGTCGTCAGCATCTATGGTGAGATTGCTTAGATAAATATCTACAGTATCGCCTTTTTGGATAGTCCAGTTCTTTGCAAACTTACTGTACCTGACGACCTTATCAGCCGAGGAAAAAACCATTCGCGTGTTTTCGTCACGAATGTTTATCCCGTACAGTTCTTGGCTGGGCTGATCAGCGAACTTGCAGGACACGTATTCCATGGAATAATTTTGCAGCGAACTTCCATTCCTGACAGCGGAAGTAATCACGAATCCTGTCCAGTTGCCGGGGCCGCCTGACATCGTGGTGTAGACGCCCAGAGACGAGTGCACTCCACTGACGTGCCTCACGAAAATCTGAGGAGGTTCTTGCGTTAGGATGGGTTTGACGAATATAACGGCACCCTGCCCCTCCTTGTCAGTGAATCGAGACTTTATCGAAAACACGCCGCGCTCGGAGAAAACCATGACCTTGTACTTGCTGCCGACAATAACCGAACTATTATCATTTAGAGCAGAGAAGCCGTAATCAACCATCTATCCAACCCTCACAACTTCCACCACTGACTCAACAGCATGTTCGGTCCACTCATCTGCATAATTACCACCAACACCCGTTGGCTTACGCCTGTTGACATAGGTAAAGATGGCGATTTTCGTTCCGCCCAAATCTTTGTAAGTAGGGACGTACCCCCATGCATCGGGATTCCCGGGCTGCCCATAGGAGGCGTATTGTTTGGGGGTGATCATCACAAAGCACTTCGCTGGATCGTAGCCGGGAACGTCCATTAATATGTAATCAGTGCGAGTGCCTTTACCGCTCGTGCGTGACGCTGGAATCGTCATTACTGCAAGCTTTCGAATAGTGAAATCTTCCATGCCCAGCGTCTGGACGTTATTTGCATCACGCACCCTTACACCATAAAGAGCCATCTGTTCTCCGAATATTCCCAAACAAGTTAAATATCAGGTAGCCGTCAGACGACCAACAGCTGTGCGCTCAACCATATTGAGGTCATAAACATAGAGGCCGCGGTTATTGAGAAGCACCGAGCCCTCGGCATCCTGGCTACGAATGTTTACCGCGCCCGTCACGAAGTTGAGTTCCAGAAGCGGTTCGCCGCGCGAGTTCTTTGCCTCGGATGTAATGGACATACCCGCAATGATTTCCTTGATGAAGGCCGTGTTGATAATCGCGGTGTTGATGAACACCTGACCACCCTGCACAACGAACGGAGCAATCATCGTCCCGCTGGTTTCGTCCAGAATCGCAAACCGTTGCGCGAACGCCAGTATCTGCGACTCCTGCTCCTGCCCTTCAACACCAAGCGCCAGCCCCGCCATGACAGTCCTGCCACCCACGGTGGTGGATGTCTTGATGGTCGTGAGTGAAGAGACCTTCCCGTTCAGGCCTGCAACAGCCGTGCTTGCCGTTTGAGCCTGCGCCGTGGCTCCATTGGCCGTGGCCTGCGCCGTTTCAGCTTTAGATGAGATTGCACCATCGGCATCTGCCCGAGTTTTCGCCTCAGACTGAAATGCGGCTTGGTTGGCAGTCTGGTTCGAGTTCACCGCCGAGGTCAGCGTTGATATCTGCTGAGCAGTGGCCAGCCTGTCCGTGTTGGCAGTGGTCTCGATAGTCGTGATCTTCGATTCGCTGTTTCCGACGCGAGAGTCAATCGCCGTAAATCTCTGAGCGGTTGCCTCACGGTCCGTGGCAGTCGTCGTTTCAACTGTTGTAATCCGGGCCTCGTTGGTGCCGACGCGCGCCTGAAGCGTCGTAGTACGCTGAGCCTGCGCAAAGTCCTCTTCCGCCCTGATCTTCACTTCCTGCGCTGCACTGGCCGCGCTGTCCCACCCCCTCAGTGCGTCGAGCAGATCGCCTTCCCCGCTGTCCTCCCGATACTGGGCTTGAACTGCTTGCAGCTGGCTTGCGTTCGCAGAGGTCTTGCCGTTGACCGTCTCGATGTTGGCTGTGTTTTTGGAGACCTGATCCGCCTGGGCGTTGGCCGCGCGAATCGACTGGCCGGTGTTGACCCAGTACGTCGGGTTCGGCGGGCCGTTCGATCCGTTGGCAGCCGCAGGAACAGCGGCGATGGCCGTCCACAGGTTGTCACCCACGCGCACGGTGTTGTCCCGCACGTAGGCGTCGGTCGGCACGTGGACGAGCGCATCGGTAATAGCGCCGATTTCGCTTTTCAGATCAGCAAGCCGTTTGTTTACGGAGCCATCCCCATTCCCTGAGATCATCCCGATTTCGGTGAACAGCTCTTCGCCCAGCGCTGACGCCTTGATCTTGCCGATGAAATATTGCTCGTACAGTGTTTCGTCGATACTGACCTGCCCGTTGACGCCCTTGTCCGCAGGGAACCAAGGCCCGACGTTTCCAGACCGATCAACAAGGCGAGCCCAGAAAAACAGGCTCGTACCTGGCGTGATGTTTTGCATTTCGTGACTGGCTTGTGGGTAGGCGAAATCCGCAAGCTTTGTCGCCGTGCTGCGATCATTGATTCTGCTGTTCCATATCTCGGTGCGCTGCGCATCTTCCGCACCAGGTGGAAAAGTCCATTTCAGGCCTATCCCGTAGATCAACGGCGTGGCAGTCAGCGAAGTGACGGCAGGCGGCAGCCCCTCTTTTCCTTTGAGCTGAGTCAGGATCGAATTTCGCCAGCTCGACGAAATGTCGTAAGCGCTAACGGCGCGCACCCGGGCGAGATAGGCACCAGCGTAGATGCCAGTGATATCGACACTGGTTGAGCCCATACGCTGGACCTTGATCCAGTTGCCGCTATCCTTGCGCCACTCGACGTCATAGGCCACTGCACCACGCACAGCGGGCCAGCTGATGGTCATCGTTGTAACGGCCAGCCCTTGGGCGATCGCCGTGGTGGACGTCAGCGAAACGCTGGCAGGCGATGGAACAACGGTGATCGGAATGACGCTGATCGGGCGCTCTTCCAGCTTCGCCCCGGTGTCGATGTAGGCGAACTTGCTCGGTTCGTACTGAAGAGCAGTGATTGCGTAATCACCTTTCTCATCTCGCTTTCTGCTCAGCACGCGATAGAGCGGGATGGCCAGGTCGTCCGCATCAAGCGCCCATTGCAGCTGGGCAGTCGGCGTCTCGCTGTACGCGGCAGTCACGGTAATCGCCCGGCCCGCCACAGACTGCACGGTCCGGCCTTCAGCCTGACCGCTTGGCATATTGATGATCAGCCGGTCTCCGGCCTTGGCCATCGTGTCCCGATCTAGCGTCACCACTTTCCCGGCAGCGCCCGCAATGCGTCCGCCGACTTCTCGACCGCCGACCAATGAGTCTGCGATTGGGATGATGTACCCAGGCAGAGGAATCGCGCCCTCCATGCCGGTGCTGAAGCTGACTGTGCGGTCTTGGTTGTTGCTCATGACAACCCATTTGCCACGGCGCTGCGCCTCGGAAGCGCGCGTGCAACCGATGGCGGTCAGCTCAGTGGGCTTGTCACCTAAGCGGCGCTGCAAAACGGGGTCTGCGAACGGAATGACGTCGGTGTCGTAGTTGTTGTCCGGATTGTCGTAGCCGACGATTGCCCGCGTGTAACGGGTTCCCGCAGAGGCACTGCCATAGACGAACTTGCCGTCGATGACGTTTGCACGAGTGAAGACGTAGTCGAAGTCTTGAGCGCGCGGCATATCGGCCTGCGCCACCAGCTGGCCCTGGGCCCAGTAAGTCATGCCGCGATAAATGCCGGAGATATCGCGCAGCAGAGACCACGCCTCGGCTTTGCCCTGCAGGTTCATATCGCACAGAAAGCGCGGCTCTACGCCGCCAATCCCGTTCGGGACATCCTGATCGCAATACTGCGCAATGCGGTACAGCTCCCACTTGTCGACCATCCAAGGCTTGATACGCTTGCCCAGGCCAAACCGATCTTGCGTACAGACGCCGTATGTCACCCAGGCAGGGTTGTTGGTCCATGCCTCTTTCATTGACCCGTCCCAGACCCCCGAATAGGTTCGAGTGAACGGGTCGTAGTTGCTGGGCACCTGCCACTTCCGCGCCTTACACTTGACGGTCACGACGGGGATGTTGGTGAACTGCTCAGCGTCAAACTCGATGTAGAGCAGCGCCGTGTTCGGGTAGCGCAGCTTTGCGTCGATGACATCTGTCAAGCCGGCCACCAGCATGGTGTCGGCGATCTTGTTGGTGTTCTGGTTGGCGGTCAGGCGTCGAACACGGATCTGCCAGCCGGATGTGGCGGTGGGCAGATCGATTCGGCGCGAGCGCTCGTAGCGGGTGGTGGTCTTGCCGTCAACTGCCTCCAGTAACGCCTGCTTGTAGCTGCCGCCGTCAGTCGCAACATCAACCGCGTATTCAATCCGGTAGCCGCCGACACCATTGTCATCTTGCTTCTGGAGCGCGGGCCACGCCAAGCGCACGCGCGCGGCAGACAGCTGGGTGTTGGTGATGGAACGCACCCAGGGAGTGTCGTTGCGCAACTCGACGTTGACGGTCGTCTCGTTGTCGATTGACGGAATGCCAGGGATGTACGACTGGTCAACCGAGCCGGTACGCCACTCCCATTTCACATTTTGGAAATTGAGATTACCGCTGGCATCTCTAAGGAAGGTCTGAAATAGGCAGACGCTTTTAATCCATCCGNGCTCAACCCTTCATTTTTCGGGACTGGCGTATTTCAGCAGATTTGGAAGTCTTTTTCAGAGTTTCCCTAAGCGGTGTGTTATCAAGATAGATATCGGCGTCGGTCGGTGTTCCCTCGAACTCGCCCTCGCCCACTGCAATCAGCAGCTTGGCCCGGTTGGTTGAGCGCAGGCTATCGGAGGCCTCGGTCGACGACTTAGGGTTGCTGCTACCGCCTTTCTCGCCGTGGATATCGATCTTTAGTGCTGCGCCCATGCTTTTCTCCAGGCATAAAAAAACCGCCTCTTGGGCGGCTTGGTGTTGCGGGTGTGGTTACGTTTTGTCTTCGGCGTAGATCGAGGCCGAGATGATTGCCCCACCCCAGCGGCGCTCCCCGATGCAGATCGGGACCGGGTTGCCGCTGGCCGTGGTGTTCTTGGCGCTGCCGAAAGCATAACTCGGAAGGTTTTCAGGTGAGGCGCTTTGCTTTAGTCCGGAAGCTTGGGGGCTGAGCATCTGGATGACGCCGCCAATTGCCAGTGCTGCGCCTGTTTGCACCATCCACGCTTGCCCGGTGTAAGCCCCGACAGCGATTAACACAGCCCCAATTACCGTTTGCAATATCCCGCCGCGTTTACTGCCTCCGATCACCGGGACTATCCGAATCTCCCGAGTGCCACCGATGGCTAACGCATCAACGCCTACATTTTTACGATTTCTGAAAATGGCAAAACGCATGCCCAACTTATCTAAGCGTGCGATCTCTTCGGAGAATCCTTCGAGGGTAGCGTTCAGCGCACGAAAGACCTCTTGAGACTGACCGGAGTCGATCTGTCTGCGATGTGTGCGCCCAAACTTTTTAGCCAATGAGCCCGAGAGTTTGATGGTGGTCATAGGTGAATAGTGGATTGCTGTCATGATTTCTCCAGGCACAAAAAAACCGCCCGGTGGCGGTCTTTTTGAAAATATTGACTCATTGATACTCGACGTAAGGACCTATATAAAAACCGCCCATATCACCAGTAATCCTGTAAATGCTCTCATGCCCACTTTGCACGTTAGCAGAGATAGTCCTGACTGCCGCTCCTGCGCATAGGCCAGACCCCGCAAGGCCAGCACCAATGCTTGGGCTACCTGGCTTCAAATAGAAGGTGGCACGCTGACCAGTTCCAATTTTTGCAGCCTTGCGACCGTCAACGTAGACAACGATGTCGCAGCCCGAGCCGACAAAGCCCCGATCTCGAATGACCGTTACTTTGCCACTTTCACCGGCGGGCTTCGATTGATACGCATAAAGCTCGTCAGACGCTACAGGCTCAGCTTCGCCAACTGACATCGGTGAACTTGAACACCCGGCCAGCAACGCCAAAGCCAGCATCCCTATTAAAATTCGCATGATGATCCCTCAGTGAGTAGAGCTGAAGGTTAGCACCGAGCTGGTCGGCTATCCAGCGTGGCTGAATGACCAGTAACTAGGAGTGACGTTGGCATAGTAGCTTTGCGCCTCCTAATGTCAGTTCCAAGGATTGGACGTGCGCCCAAGATCCGTAGTCGACGACAACGTTATAAAAATTCGCTTCCTTAACCAAGACGGCTCCTTATCAATCACACCTCTTGAGATCGACCTAATCCCCGTAATTGAGGTGGAGGTAAGCCAGGCTAGCTCAACAGGCGTTCGCACGTTCACCGCTCTAGCGCTCGTCGATACCGGCGCCGATCACAGAGTGATCGACAAATCGTTCGCTGAAGAGTGCAAGTTTCTTTCTGCTGGGACGACCACATCTTCAGGGATCGGTGGTTTCGCGAGGGATATTAACTTTTACTGGCTTGAATATCATGTCACGACCAACGGCAACAAGCATAATCTGTCCGGGAATTTTGTCGCCCCATCTCTTACAGAAACTGGCAGGAAATACCAGCTTATTTTGGGCATGTCATTTTTAAAAAAGGGGCGTCTCATAATGGACTTCCAAGCTGACGATTACTTTTTCGAGCTAGATCCCACTTAGCCAATACGGCTAGCCACCGAGATTTCAGTGGCAAGGTTTTTTTCGATATGGAATCTTAAAAACCTGCCGTGTTTTCTATTCTTAGGCAACTCCCTGAGTTCGTGCGTAGCGAGTCCCGCGCAAACGCTAAAAGAATCCACTCCAGAGCCGGGCGAAGATCCTCGCTAACGGCGAACTCGTGGGCGGATGACCGCCCCGAAATTTCTCGGACTATCACTTCACAGCTTACGCCAGCCATATTTCTAATCCGCCGATGTGTGTTTTGCATCTTTGTGCCTGAGGATCAAGCGCGTCCTGTCTAGCCACGGCCCACCGAAGACGATGATCTCCGATGGCCTGCCGTACAGATGGTGCAGCAGGAAAGGCCCAGGCCCGAACACACCGCCTTCCTCACCAGTCAGCGAAGCGTCCGCGCCGAGATAGATGCCAGCGTGGTTCGGGTGCTTGGTCCGCCCGACCTCCATCACGATCATGTCGCCACGCTGTGGCTGATCGACCCGGACGAACCCGGCCGCCTCGTAGTTGGATTCGTATAGGCTTTCGGCTTCGGCGCTTTCCCACCAGCCGTCGGTGCGCTTGAACGCCTCGAACTCCAGGCCGAACTCCCGCTTGTACCAATCGGCGCACACCTGCCAACAATCCCAAGCACCATGCACAAAAGGCCGCTTCAGAAGCGGCGTATTGCCGGTGGGCACGATAGTGCGCAGGTCGCCCTCGGGCCAACTGAGGATATGCCAGGGCAGTTCCGTCGCTTCGCACATCGCCAGATCGCGTGGCGACGGCCTGCTGGTCGCGTCCGGATGCGAATGGACAACGCCAATCACGGCGCCCACATCCTCCGCCGCTGCGTAATCCTCGGGGCTGATGCGAAATTCTTCGCTTGGATCGGTTGCGGTGTTTTGGCAGGGGAAGTATTGCTGCTTCTTGCCCACGCTCAGGAGCAGGCCGCAACACTCACGCGGGTATTCCGCTGCCGCGTGTGCCTGCACCGCCGCCAGTATGTATTTCAGCATGGTCAGCTCCGCGCGATCAGCGATACGGCAGGGAATCCGCCAAAGGGTAGTTCGTTGCCTGCGCCGAATCGGGCGATGCAGCCCGTGGTCAGCAAGCCGTTGCAGGTATCGAGTTCGGGGTCGTCAGTGGGCAGACCGTCTTCGTCGACGTATGGCCCGGTGTAACCGCAGTTCGGGCCGCGATATCCGCCCGTCATGCACCAGTGACAAAGCGTGGTCATCTGCCGACCAACCGATTCACCGCCGACGTCTCCTGGGCTGGCCATCTCCCAGCTGATGGCTTCACCGTCCTCACTGGCTTTCTGGTCAAGATACCAAACCTCAATCGACTCCTGAGTCGGATCGGCATCGGGGTTCCCGTTTGGAAAGTTCTCTGCGTCCAGGTACTGACCCAGCGTGTGCCGCATCGTCAGCTTGAACTCGAGCAGATCCTCGAATGCCAGGCAGAGTGCAGTGATGCGACCGTTGACATTGCCGACTGCAAACGTTGGCCTTACAGCGGTGCCGTCGCTATTTGCTTCCACGCCTTCCAGCTGGACAGGCCAAGCGCTGTATTCTTCGCCCTGCCAATAAATGGGTTTCGCGGGGAGCTGATCGGCATCGACGCCGGCCGCCGTCAGTTCATCCGCCGTGTGCGGTATGGCGTGCCCATGGAACCGGAGAATGTCGGCGCCGTAGTCGGAGCCATCCAGTTCAAACAACAGGATTTCGGCGCCCGGTTCAAGCCTATGTAGCTGAGCGATCAAACTCATGGCTGATATGCCCTCTCAAACGTAGCGGATATCACGACGACGCCCGCTGGCTTCTTTTGCTGGCGGAACGTGTCACAACGGTAAAGACCCAGCGCGGCGTCGGGCGGCGTCCAAAGGAATGATTTCGAACCTCTGTGCGACCGCAGAAAGTCCAGGATTGGCTTGACCTCGCTGGCGAGGCCGCCGAATGACAGCGACCAGCTTTCCTCTTCAGCGTTAAGGCCATCACTGGAAACCTGTACGTAACCATCACCGAATCGGGATTTGCGGGTTTTGAGCGTGCTATCGCAGCTGGCCTCGTCATCTGGCGCCCAGACAAATGTTTCAACGGCCATCAGCCTCTCCCATTGGTGTTTCGGTGGCTTGCGCCTCCAGGTCGCCACGAATCGGCGATGGCCTTCTGCGCCACTCCGAGCATCTGGCGCTGCATGTTCTGCTGAAGCGCGGCGCTGTCGAGCTCCATCCCTTCTCCGCTTCGGTCTTCAACGGTGAGGTAAACCGGTGCCTCCACTTTCACAACCGTGCCACCGCTTGGGGCAGCACCTCCAACCATGCGCACACCGAGCGATCCGTCTGAACCGCGCGCCAGCGGCATGATCGCCTCAGGCCCGGCCTCGCCCATCACACCGGCCCCGCCTCCAGCCATCCCGAACGCAGTGGGCGTACTGACGATGCTGTTGGTGAACGCAGCGCCCTCGGCGAACATTTGTACTCCGCCCGACCATGCGCCACCTTTGGCCTGAGCAACACCAGACCAGCCGCTCAATGCTGCATCGCTGTAACCTGCCGCAGTAGAGCCTGCAGATGTGGCAGTGCCGCTTCCGCCTCCACCGGAGCCGAGATAGCTAACCCCGGCATCAAATAGCATTCCCAGCAAAGCAGACGACGCCTTCCGCGAAGCGATGCGCCCCATGTCAGTAATGATCGATGTCGCAAGATCACGGAACTTGAACTTGCCCGTTGTCGAGAAGGTGTTCAACGAATCTTCCATCGAACCAAACGCGCTGGTGAAAGCGGTCTTTGTCTGACCGGCAACGTCCTTGGCGGCTTCGAGATAATCGGAAAACGCGGACTTTGCGCCCAGCCTCCAATCACCTTGAGCCGCATCAAGATTCACATACCCTTGCTGCATCGCCGCCAACTGCCGGGCGCCGTACTGCTGGGTCAGGGCGATCTGCGATTCCAGCGCCTGACGCTGCTTGTCCGTGGTGGCGGTTGCCAGCTCCGTGCGCAGCGCCAGAACCTTGTTATTGGTGTCCTGCTCCAGCGACAAGCGCGCCTGCGCCCGCTCAGCCTCCTTGCTGCCCATGCCGACTGATAACGCCGTCTGCTCGTAAGACGCCGTCGCAAGGGCAAGCTGCCGTTGCAAGTCCGCCTCGTACTTCATCGCTTCGGCCATACCACCAGCGGCAGCCACGGTCTGGTCATACTGTTGCTTCAGCCATTGCAGGCCCTGGCCGTATTCTTCCGTGGAGATCTTCCCGGACTTGTAAAGCAGTCGCAGTTCGTCGGTCTTTTTCTTCTGCTCGTCCGTCGCCGCACTGACCGGGTCGAAGCTTTCCTTCAGCTTGGCGTAGGAGTCAGCTGCAGTCTTGAGCTGCTGCTCGAGCTTGTTCTGCGCCTCCTTATTTTTCTGCGCTGACTCGGTCGCCGACTTGTCCGCGTCCTTCTGGGCGTCGTAGGCCTTGGCGGTGTCACGGATCTGCTTAGCGAGCTCGCCCTGCGGATCAATCTTGTTCTCGGTAATGAACCGGTCGGCTTCCTCAAGCTTCGTCTTGTCCTTGAGCGCATGGATCTGCTTGTCGAGGGTCTGCTGATAATTCTTGCCGGCGTTTTCGGCGGCGATATCGACGTCGGTCTTGTCCTTCGTGCTTTTGGTGCTGCCGTCGAGCTGCTTGGTGTACAAGGCCTGACGGGCTGTCAGAAGGTTGGTATTAACGTCCAGGGTGCTGACGGCTTCGGACTGTTTGACCCAGCCGTCCAGTTGCTTCTGAGGAATGCCAAGCTGTTGGCCAACCTTGAGGATCGTGTCGGACAGTGGCTGGCCAGCCTTTCTGGCTTCCTCCATGCTGCTCGCCAACGTCGCGAACTGCTTGCCGCCTGCCTCGCTGGAGCGCGGGCCCACGAGCGCCCGCTGCATCGATGTGCGCAGACCTTCGAACGCGTCCGCCGCTTCCTTGGCAGAGTCGCGCTGCTGCTCGGTAACACGCACCAGTGCGCCCTGCTGCTGGTCGCGGGTGAGCTGAGCAAACTCTTTGCGGACCTCTTCGACCGAACGCTTCAGGTCGTTCACATCTGTGCGAGCGGTTTGGGCATTGGAACCCATGGCAAGGAACGCCACGCCGACACCAATCGCCAACGCCGCGATTCCGGCGGGGCCACCCAGCAGCGCCAGCAGCGACGAACTCGCCCGCGCCAGCACGTTCTTGGCCGCTGCGGCCTGAACCTGGGCTGCCGCATTGGCGGTCGTCGCAGCCGTGTCGCGCGCCATTGCGCTTGAAGACGCCGCAGTGGCAATGGTGAGGCGCTGGGTCGCCGCTGCCGCCGCCGTCTTGGCCGCCGCCAGTTCGAGATCCATGGCAGCAAGGGCAGATGTATACCGCACCTCTTCAGCGGTGCCGACGGCCAGACGTGCTTGGTACGCAAGCGCCTGACGCGAGGCTTGCAGTTGAGCCAGCCGTGCGATTGTTTCCGCTTCCACCGCCTGAGCAGCGGAATACGCCGCGACTGATTCACGAAGCTTTGCCGAAGCGGACGCGGCCGACGCCGCCGTTTCCTCGGCCTTGGCAATGGCCGAAGCCTTGGTGGTGGCGATGTTGGTCAGCGCCGCCTTTGTAGCCGCCGCAGACGATGTCACCGCATCGATGGCGAACTTGGCAAAAGCCGCCGCCAT